CAAGTTCTGCACTTTGATGCAGATTGAGACCATTCAAAAATTGGTTGAGGTCGTAGATACCAAAATCGCGAGGGATATCTTCTGCGATATTTGCTTCTGCAAGAATGTTCTTCATCACAGAAATAGTGCGAAGAGAATTACCTTCCTTGAAAAGAATCGACTGGTTAATAGAAGAGAAGTTCTTAAGAAGATTGATTGTGCGATCAGACAGTTTCATAGTATTGGACGGTTTCAGTTTCATTGAGGGTAAGTTTCACGTTTTGCATTCTTATCGTTGAAATGCATTAGAAGCACAGCATAGTGCAGAATCTTCATAATGTCACGTCGAGCGGTGCCTTTCTTATCATAGCGAGAGGCATACTTGAGAATGTTGCTGCGGCAGAATGCTTCACCGTCACCACACGCTTCAATCAGATCAAGTGTCTGAATTTTATCGTCACCAGCAGAGTAGTGAGCATTATATGTACCAGAAATATAGTCTTGTAGTTCTTTGAGGATAGTATCCTCATCATACTTGTATCGATTAGGGTCTGTCATAGGAGTGTAGATAGTCAAATTGTTTTCATCATCAGGACCAAGCATAACATCGTGCAATAGAGACCATGAGTTCACCATATTCTATCAGGATTGAACCTCCTCGTCAATGGGCATTACAAAATCAGCATCAACTTTGTCGTACAGTTCCAGGAATGCCTGCTTAGTTTCGTCATCAAAACGATTCACACAAACTTGAATTGCCTTTGCTTTGTCTTCAAAAATATTGAATGCTTTGACAATGTGAACCAAACGGCGAGTGCTGATAATTTCTTCGATACCACCATCATAGAAAGTCTTGCGGATGATATCTGCCCAGTCAGCAAGACGCTTGCAGAAGTTCTCATCGTCGCAGAGTTTGTTGAGGATTTTAGTTTCAATGGCAGCAGTGGGATACTCTTGCTCAAAGGTCACAGGGAATCGCTCAAGGAAGGCTTCATTGAGCACATTAGTTCCAATGAATCGTCCGTCGTCTGAACCTTTACCCTTAGTATTTGCTGTTGCGATGACGTTGAAACCTGCAGTGGGTCGAACAAACTTGCCAATTTTTTTGAGAAAGACTCCATTTCCTTCAAGGATACTTTGGAGACAGAGAATTTTATTAGAGGCGAGGTCAACCTCGTCAAGGAGCAGTACAGCACCTCGTTCGAGTGCTTCAATGACTGGTCCATTGTGCCAGACGGTTGCACCATCAACAAGGCGGAAACCGCCAATGAGATCATCTTCATCAGTTTCGATTGTAATGTTTACACGGATGAGTTCTCGTCCGAGTTGGGCACACGCTTGTTCGACAGAAAACGTTTTGCCATTACCCGAGAGACCCGTGATAAACGTAGGGTAGAATACACGGGACTGAATAATTTTTTTAATATCTGCGAAATTACCAAAGCGGACGAAGGAATCATCTTTCTGAGGAATAAGGTTTTGTTCAATGGCAGGCATTGCTGCAGGGTTATTATAAGTCACTTCCAGTTCCTGAACAGTCTCCTTTGTTACTTCCAGGTTCCACTTACCACGACCAACTTTATAGTCAGTCAGTTTGTTTGTAACAGTCTGATAATTATATCCATTCATAGCACAATATCCCTTGATATCACCAGAAGTAATCTCAGGACCATATTGATTTTTAAGATCTTCAATCAGTTGATTATCGGTCATTGGGAACTGAGTGCGGGGCATGATGTGTTTCGTTTCAACAAAGTTATTATAGGGCATAAAAAAGGGGTCATAAGACCCCAGTGGTCAGTCTTCAGAGCGTCCATACTTATATCGCATAGCCTGAAGCAACCATGCTTGAGTGAGAGACCTGGGACCATTCTCAAGGATATCAATTACCTTGGGATCCTTTTCGGAAGACTTTGCAATTTCTCTCCAATTGTCTCTGTATTTTGTCATACTACCAGGGAAATAAACTCACCAAGAACTTTCTTATTTAGTTTTTTAGTCTTCAAACTCTTGACAAAAGCAGACTTAATCTTTGCTTTTGTTGCACCTTCATCAACTTCAAATTCAGAATCATTGGCAAGTGCAGATGCAGAAATACCAAAGTATGCATCATATCCAGACTTTTTAATGCAAAAACTCCTAGTCTTTTTCCATTCAGATTGAACACGCTCACACTCTTTAGTGCCAAAATCACAGTAAGTTTTAATAAAGTAATTTGCATCACGAGGAGCAATGACTCGAATACCAATGAAGTTTACTTGAGGAAAATTGTCCTTCAGATTTTCTAGAAGAACGTCTGTAAACTTAAAGTAATAATATCCTACAGCATAATTGGTTCCAAGTTTACGATCACGAACATAACTGATGCCTCCCTCCATACGGCGAGTGCCAATATAAGCATCACGAGTGCTAAGTTTAATCTCTGCATGATAGGGGAGAGCGTTTGCTTCACCATCAGTCAAGATAACACACTGAACTTTCTGAAGTTTGTTTTCTTTTTGAAACTTAGGGAGAATTTGATGAAGAGAAACAAGTGCCTCATTCAAAGGAGTTCCTGAAAGAGAAAGTCGTTCTGCAACGGAGTATGGGCATCCCCAAGAACAAGAGTAATAATGAGCGATTCTCCAAATATTCATCATCTGATGCTCAAGTTCATTAGCATTAGTTTTGCTAGAAAGAAGATTCATCATAGAGAAATAATCACTCACACAAAGCAGACCCTCTTTCTTTTCATAATGAGAACGAAACTGTTGAGGGACATATTCATTCTTAATATGGTCAAAGTATTCTCGGTTCCACTCGTTAGTGAAAGCATAAACTTCAAAAGGAATAGAAACCTTTTTACAGAACCAAATGAGATTATACAACTGCTTACAAGTATCCTTCAGGACACTAGACATTGAACCAGACCAATCCAAAACAAAAACTAGACCATGATTCTTACCATCACTGAGAGTAGTGACTTTCTTGAAAAGGTCTTCATTATATCGGTAAGTATGAAGTTTAGATGTATCAAGAACACCAGTGCGAGACGTTGATGCACGGGCATACGAATCTGCTGCCTTCTTACATTCAAACTCCTTTACAAGATAGTTGACTTCTTTCTGTGCAGATTTCTTGAATTGTTTGTAATCGGCATCAACAGTATCAAAAGCAGTCTTCAGATTCTTTTGGCAAAGATTAAACCACTTGTCAATATATTCATGAATCTCAGAGTTTTTAGCAATGATAGTATCAAGATTTACTTGAGGAAGTTCTGCGTAGATATTATCAATGCCACTCTTAGAAACCAACTCTTTGAGTTTGTCACTGAGTGTATCTACAGTGCGAACATCATTATCAAAAGTATCACCAGGAGCACTTTGAGTTTCTTGTTCTTGGTGAGTTTCGGGACTTCCTTCCTCACCAACATCACTGCCTTCAGAAGTTTGATTCTCAATTTGAGACATCTGTCTTTGAATTTCTTCACCAGAACTTTCTTGATCCTGCTGAGGTTGCTGTTGAATATTAGCAACCTTTTCCTTTTCCTTTTCTTTTTTGCAGTGATTGTGAAGTGCTTCAGAAGCAGCAATCACATCCTCAAATGTTTCACAAGCTGCAATCATATCAACCAGTTCCTGTTCCTTACCAGAAGAAATAGGAATATCAATATAATTGCCAATCTTGAAGTGAAGATTGATACGGTCAGGAAGACTCATTTTAGAAATATCTTCGTTCTCCAGGGCAAAGAAATCTTCATCAGAAAGTTCTTTGTATCCACGGTAGAAAGTTTTACCAAGACCCAGATATTTGCGCTTCATCAGTTTCTCGATGCGAGCATCCTCAACAATGTTGATGTAAGTATGAGGAATTTCTCGTGGAAGGTCTTCGTCAGGAGTAAACAGAGCATGACCTACCTCATGCCCGACAAGCATATCATAAACAAAGTTACTTGCTTCTTCCCACTGAGGAAGCGTCAGAACACGAGTCTGGACGTTGAACTGTGCGGTTTCAACTTGACGGTGCTCCACAATCAAATCTTCAGTGGCAAGGAGTTTGGCAAGTTGAGACTTGATTTCGTGGCGAACTGTCATTGGTCTGTTGCGTATGAACCTATTATACAAAAAAAGGAGGTCCGAAGACCTCCTCATAGACACTTGTAAAAGTGGTTCAGACTCCCTTCAGGTGAGGTGCTGCAACATACATAGGTTTACCTGTGACCGCATTTTTCTTACCTGCCTTCAGACCTTGATATGCCTTGGTGTTACCTGCTTTATCGGCATTGGTCACAACATAAGGAGCACCCTCAACAATAGCATTGATTTCCTCTTCAGTCATCGAAAGCATTGCTTTGATTGCTTCGGACTCGGTTGCACCCTCATCAATCAGATGACCCTTGACGATATCAAAGACATCGACTTCTTCCATACTAGACTGATTCTGACGCATAGTATTTGAAGTCGTAGCACTTGGTCTAGCGGTTGGTTTGGGAGCACGGTTGATTTTTACACCTGCTTTCTGGAGAAGATTCTGACCAGCTTTGGTTGCTTTATCAACCATTCCCGCCAAATCTTCTTCAATTACTTCTTCAGAATACATTGCACTGTATGTTTCCTGAATACTGCGTAAATCCTTATAGTCCATTTTAAGCAAACTTTTTAAGTATTTATAAATTTGCTTCTCTAAACTGTATCAAGAACATTAATGCTTGGGAACCATCCAGTGCTTCTCAGAAGTGTAACATCAGCAGCATTGTCTTGACGTTCACCAGGGGTCACTTCTTTTACTGGCAAATGACCCATACCCATCTTTTCTGCTAGGTCCTTGACAGAAACAGAATTTCCAGTTCCAACAGATACGGGACCAGTGATATCACTAATTGCGAGATAACGAATAGCACGACACACATCCTTTACGTGAATCCAGTCTCGCTTGTGGTTTGTGACATACTTGGCAGTTTTATCCTGAAGCATACGATACATCATATCCTTTCTACTATCAGGACCATAAACTGTTGTGAAACGCATTCCCACAGAATTCTTTGGTGCCATCATTTCATTTATCCACTTTGTCATCGCATATGGATTTTCCCAGTAGTCTTCTTCTACTGCACTAGAAGACGCATAGAGAAGTCTAGTATTTGTTTCTTGACACCAGTCAAAGAGTGGTTTTGCTTTGACTACATTGTTTTCATAAAACAGTTGAGGATTCTCAAGACTGTCTCTGATGTTTGCGTATGCTGCAAGGTGAACAACTAGATCGTAGTCACCACCAGAAAAACTACTTACATCATCAGGTCTATCAATACCATCAACATTTACACTTCCAAGTTGTTCTTGCCAGTCAAGATAAACATTGCTGCCAATAAAACCCTTATGTCCTGTAATCAATACTCTCATTTTACAATTCCACTGAAACCTTTTACTTTTTCAAACTTCACAACATTCTCAAATTTATCTTCCATTCCACTCTTATGGGAGATGACAAAGACGTTTGCATTTGTAATCACATACCTGATGATTTTGAGAAACTCTTCTGTCCCAAATCCATCAAGAGAGGAGTCGAAAACCTCATCAAGAATGAGGAGGTTTGTATTAGTTGAGTTTTTGAATTTTGCAACTTCCCTCCAAGTGAAGAGAAGTGCTAAGTCGATACGTTGTTTTTCACCTTCACTGAAAGAAGAATAAGAGAAGTCTTCATGAATCGGAGACTGTACGGTTTCATTAAACTCTTCGTCCAATGTAAAGTTGATGTAGAAGTCCATCATCTGTAGGTAACGGTTTACCTGCTGATTAATCAGAGGCAGATACTTCTTAATTATTTTGGATTTTACACCGCTGTCCTTTAACAAGGAGTATGAAAAGTCGTGATATTGAATCAGATCCTTCTTTCCAGATAAGTCATCATAAACTTTTTTTAGATCCTCCTTAAATCCGTCTAACTTTTCATTCTCAATATTTCTATTTGCAAGTTGTTCGGTAATTCTTTGAATTTCCGATTCCAGATCTCTGACCTGTCGTTGACATCCAGATATCCGAACATTGTTTTGAGAAATGCCATGTGTTAAAGAAACGATCTCCTTCGATAGAACAGAAAAGTGGCGCTCTCGCTCTTCCTCTACATTAATTGCTTCTTCCAGTTCTTTGTAACCAGATTGCAACTCCTTTGCTTTATCTTGAGCGTCACTAATTTTATTTAACCGAAACGATTCTTCAATTTCTTGAGTACAGGTGGGACAAACCGTATTTTGTGTGAAGAATTTGTGTTCTTTAGTAATAGTCGATACTTTGTTGGAAATCTTACCCTTTAAATTGCCAAGTTTGCGAAGTTTTGCTGTAGCACCAGAATACTTTTCAACTTTTTTATTGAGACCTTCAAGTTCTTCGGTCATGCCACCACAAGCATTTACAAGATCATTCTCCTCATTCAAAAGACCTTGAATTTTATTTTCCTTATCCTCAATATTTTTCTTGCCACGTTTTTCAATTTCTTCAATAAAGTTCTCTTGCATATTAACTTTATCGTTGATAGATTCTTTCTTCAAATCCAAAGTGCGGATTTCATCTTTCAATCCACGAATCTTTTCTTTAATAATAGTGTTCATTGAAGAGAAGATCTTAATATCCAAAAGATCTTCAATAACTTCTCTACGACTTGCTGCGGTCAATTGCATAAAAGGAACAAAGTTACTGCTACCAAGAATCACAATCTGTGTAAAAGACTTGTAGTTCATCTTGAGAATAGACTGTTCCAGAAACTTCTGCTGCTCTACTGCAGAAGCATTTTGATCAAGAAGACTATCGTTCCTGTAAATTTCAAATACGTTTGGTTTGATTCCACGACGGACCTTCCAGTCAATAGAACCAATTGTAAATTCAATCTCTACAATACAATCTTTTTCATTTGTAGAGTTGATAAGTTGTGGTTTATTGATCTTACGGAAAGATTTTCCAAACAGCACAAAAGTCAACGCATCTAAAATGGTTGACTTACCTGCACCGTTATTACCAATAATAAGAGTGGTAGATTCTTTATTCAGTTCAACTTCTGTAAATTGATTACCTGTAGAAAGAAAGTTCTTCCAACGGATTTTTTCAAAGAGTATCATTTACTTCAGGGGGAATCACAAGGTCATCTTTTGTAATTATAGCATATTTGTGCTCGTGCATTTCACAAACAGATACAACTACATCTTCATCGACTTCCATCACATGCATTTCGGGATATTCTTCCTCTTCAAGCATCATGGCAAATCTAACGGCATCATCTTCTTCTTCAAAAATATACAGAGTCTGACTTCCTTCGTCGTCTATGACACTATATGCACCATCTTCTTCTCTGCCATTGATTGTTAAAATAAACATTATACCATCTCACATGCCTCTTGATATACTTCAGAAATAAGTTTTTGTACTACTGATTTATCAAGATTAATTTCTGCCTCCTCTACATATCTATTCAAGATAGACAAAGTGTCTTCTGACTCAAATGCTTCAAACTCCTCATTCTCTTGAATTTGGAAGTTCTCTACAATCTTGAGTTCTGCAATGTTAGAAGCATAAAGTTTATCAACAAACTTTTCAAAATTATTGATATCACTCTTCTTACGAACAATAATTCTTACAATCTTGTTCGCATACTCTCTCGTATCAAATGTCTGGTATGCAGTGTCTTCATAGTAAATGTTATAGAACATTCTATGAGGATTATCTACATGAGTGTGTTCCAGAGTCTCTGTATCAAAGATGGTGAATCCTCTCCGATCACCAACATCTGACCAGAACATTTCGTATGGATTTCCCAGGTAGTATACCCGTCCATTATCCGATCGAGTGTGATAGTGACCGCTGAAGACCTTGGAGTACTTTGAATATAACTCGCAATTATGACCATGCTCCATGACGATTTGTTTATTAACTCTAAATCCTTGGAGTTCAAGGTGCCCCATCGCGACCTTGCAAACCGAACTTTCAATAAGTTTGAAAGTCTTGTCCTGATTTTCTGCATTGATCCACGGAATAAACAATGTTTTGAGTTTACCCAACTTCACTTCAGTTGCTTCAGAGTACACCTCAACATTATCATATTCCCGCAAAAGCAAGTCTACTGAGTTGATATCGTTGGTATTCTTGTAATATGTAGTATGATTACCAACAATTGTATGAACTTTTATACCCATCTCTTGAAGACGGTCGTAGTAATTAGTCTTTGCCCAAGAAAGTGCAGAGAAGTCAATTCCTTTGCGACTGTCAAAAGTATCTCCCATATCCACAACGGTAGTAATCCCATACTTTTCCAGCGTTGGGAAAAACACGTCATTGTAGAACTTCAGGAAATAATCATGAAAGAGTTTAGAATTTTTTCTCGCACCAAAGTGTTGGTCAGTGATAATTGCTACTTTCATCAATAACGAAGTTTGGTATACACTGCATCTTTGATGCTATTGTAATCAGAATAGTCTGAATTGTCAACACCAGCTGCACCTTCAAACACTTGGTCGAAACCAGTTCTTTCAAGAATCTTGTTCTTAATTTCTAGTTGCTTCTTCTCTTTTTGGATTCTGCGGAGAAACGCATAATGAATGATCTGCGTAAAGTAAGCAAAAGGATTTTGGGATTTCTCAGGATTAAAATTATGAACGTACTGAACGCAATTTTCGATTCCATCAGAAATCATGTCCTCCTTGAACATGTAATTAACAAAGTTTGGTTTGAATGACAAGTGGTTAGCAATCTTTAGAAAACATTCTCCAATGTAACGAGGAATGGGAGGTTTGGTGTCCCATCTCTTTGCTCTTTCGGACTTATCTTGTTCTTGTAAGTTCTTACCGAACTTTTTCATATACGAAAGTTCAACATCAGAACGATATTCGATCAGAGCAGCAAGAAACTCTTTATTGTTGACATAATGTTCTGACCTTTTTCTTTTAGCCATAACTGCTGTGGATATCATAAGTATTGCTCATTATTATGTATTGATTATACCATTCAAACAAATAGTTGACAAGTTCTCAAATGACCATTAGAATATCCTTGTTAGGGTTGATAGAGACAGAGTAGCTTAGCTATTCTTATAGAGTTTCTCTAAAATCTCTTTAGCATCATTTACGTTAGAGATATATCCCATCTTTCTAGACATCTTTGTCTTAGAAATATTTCCAGCAAGTTTACTGGTTTGTCTTACATAAGATTGATACATCGATATCATTTCAATATCAGAAGACTCACTCATTGTGAGAATATCTTCTAACTTAAGAATAAACATATCGTCAGATGTAGTTTTCAACCATGGTTCCATTTTATAACCAAACTGTTTACCAGATCTGGTTTTAACTTCTGAAACAATAATTGGATAAGAAACTAAAACAAAAGTTCTATCATCTTCTTCAGATGCTGCTACTTTGGCAAATATTTCTTCACCAGTCTTTAGTTTGAGTGTTGCATAAAAATCTTCTTCCATATTAGTTTTTTAATTGGATGGTGATTATCTCATAATTAAAATTCTCTTCATTATAAATTTTAATTCTTTCTATGAGATGATTCAGAGTATAGTTTTTCCGTGAATTGTATGTACAATCATCAGAGATGTCGTAGAGCACTGCTTTAGTTTTATCTTTTCCTTTTCTAAGTACTCTTCCAATTGATTGTAGATTTCTAATTCTCGATTTACTGGGTGAAGCAAAGATAACGTTATGGAGGTTCTTAATGTTAATACCAGTAGAAAAAGTTCCATACGATGCAACAATAATTGCGTTGTTTTCTCGTTCAGTAATTTCTCTGACTAATTCTCTTTCTTCTGTATCTACACCACCATGTATAAAAAATACTTTACGGTTCTCACCCTTGTTGTTATTTATCTTCTCATAGAGCACTGCTCCATGTGCTTCGACACGACTAAACAAGACAAGAGTGTTCCCTTTAAGATCTAACGAAAGATTAGTAATAAATTTATTTCGTTGTTCGTGAGAAATAAGATATTGTATTTCATCCTCATAAGTTTCAAACTTCTGTGGAGAATGTTTCAACACAAGACATTGAATATCAAGTTGGGAAAGGTGTCCCTGTTTCATCAATTCGTCTGTTCTGGTGACTTTGTATGATGGTCCAAAGACTCCCTCTAACACCCATTTATGCGTCTGTGTGCCGTCTAAAGTCCCTGTGAAACCAAATCTATACTTAGCGTGATGAAGTTTGGTCATAATCGAAATAAGAGACTTACTCTTAAATAGGTGTGCTTCATCTCCTATAACTACATTGTAGTCTTCAAAGAAAGTTCTATCTAACTTATAGACAGACTGCCAAGTTGTGATGGTTACTGGTGCATCATTACTTTTTTCACGACCAGAATAGATACGGTGACAGTATGAGTCAGCATCCCAACCATAATCAAGAAAGTCCTTATACATCTGTTCTACAAGAGATGTCGTTGGAACAACTAAGAGTATTTTTTGTCCTTTATCCACATAATATCTTACGAGGGAATAAATCATCAATGATTTGCCGCTCGCTGTGGGGCTTATCAATAACTTTCGATTATGTCGTAAAGCATCATATACTCCCTCAATTTGATACTTTCTGGGACTGTGAGAACATATAGAGTTCATATAGTCTTTGACTCCCTCAAATGAGATTTGCTCATTGATTTCAAAAGGGAGTCCGTAAAACTTATTACCTTCAAATTTATAAGTGTATCCGTAGTTCTTGCAAAAGGATACGAGTTTGTCTAACAGACCAACATACATCTGCTTCGATCTCATATCGAATAGGTGAATCTCTCCGTTCCAATTCCTATTACGATATTGAGGCATAAACTTCATATTGGGGACTTCAAACTTAAAGTGGTCCCTGAGTTCATATTCAATATGAGGTTCTGTTTGTATTTTTAGAAATACTTCGTTGGACTTTGATATAACAAGATTTGCTGACGTATCAATCACGAAAATCCATTCATCTGAAAATATTTATTACATATTTTCAAACCTGTGTTCAAGCATAATTCTGTAGAAGTGATCTCTCATTGCAAGTAAATCCTCTTGCTCTGCTGGATCACCACCACTCCATTTTTCGACTGCTTGAGACAATCCTGTATGGACCACACGAACTGCCTCTATTGGAAGTTCTAAATGATAATACTGAAAATCGTCTTCCATTATCCTAATCCTGATTGAAAACGTATAAATTCGATTGCATTTTTAATCTGATATGTACGATTTTGAATTACTTTAAGAATACTTTCTAGGTAATTTAACATAGTATCATAGTACTCTACTTTTAAAGATACTGAAGATAGTTTGTTATCTGCATCTAGATATTTCTGCATTGTCTCCTTGTCCCTGATTTTCTTTGGAAAAGGATTTTCTATGTATACTTCTGGATCTGCTTTACCCGAAAAGTATTCATATCTTTCGTGACGAATATTTTTCTTTTGTTGTTCTGCTTTCTTTTTAAGTAGAACTATGTTATTGTATAAGTCAAAATACTTCGCGTGAAGCATTGGAATATTTAAAGATTCAGTATGGAGATTATCAATATCGATTTTTGAATCTTCCACCCACATTTTCTGGATGGTATCCAAATCAAAACTCATAAAGCTTTACCACTTTTATCTAGTATATCGTAGATAGTATACTTGAAAGATACCTCTGCTGTAAAGTACTCAATATCAACATCTGTAGCATCAAAACTCAAATCTGTCAACTGATATGGGAACATGTCTTTGAATTTGACTTGAAAGTTGATATTGTTATTGCTATTCAGAATGAAAAGAGTGCCATCAGAGTAGATGTCCATAATCTTTTCTCTGTTTGCATCAGTATATCTCTTGCTATCCTGAAGGTCATATATTTCTTTAAGAGATTCTGGAAATCCTAATCCACGAATCCATTTTTGAATCTCCATATAGTTTTCAAGATTTTCATCTACAATGAATCTTAGAGTAAAATCTTGAAACTCAATTTTGTCTCCAGGAACTGGAATATCCTTCAGGTATGTTGGTTGCTCTGCAACCCCAAGGGTCAATCCTGGTACATTTGCAGAGTTGCCAAAAAATGATACCTTTGGAGTTCTAGTTAATGAAAACTTAAATCCAACGGGAGATAGAAAATTTCTATTTTGTATCTGGTTGGCAAATGCGTTTGATACTGCCATTATTTCAGTTTTATATTTATTTAGATAAAAAAAGAGGGGGTCCGAAGACCACCCTCTGAAAAACGGTGTGAACCGAATGGATCACATGATGTTCTTGACAGCAACGCGACGATAGTAGCGGTTCTTGTTGACCATGAGGCGTCCAAGACCTTGCTCGGTTCCTTCTGCGAATGGGTTAGCAACGAGACCGTAGCGAGTCTTGAAGCCAATCTTGGGCTGGAAGGAGTTCTCGCCAACGGCACGAACCATCTGAAGAGGAACGTATGGGCAGTAGAACAGACCTGCGTCATAAGGAGAAGTACCCTTATAACCGACGACGTAGTACTGGTTAGAACCTTGTGCCAGACCACCGTTGTTAGCAGCCAGGTTGGAAGCATAAGGATCGATGTAGACACGATACTTACCTTGCAGGACACCAGCGAAGGTGTTACCAGAGTCATCAACGTTCAGGTTAGCGTTGAGTGCAGGGGTGTAGTCGAGTACACCAGCCATGGTCAGTGCAGAAGCAACGTCTGCAGAACACAGGATGATGTTACCCTTTCCGCGACGAGTTCTTTGTGCAATGCGGTTTGCATCACGCTCGATTTGGAACAGGAGACCCTTGAACTTCTCAACACTCCAGCGACCGTTGGAGTCAACGTCGAGGTCGAATACACCAGCGGTAGCGGTGTTCTCAACAGCGCCTTGCTCAGCAACCTTATAGATGGTTCTGATGACTTCTCTGTTGATTTCCGCGAGGATTTCAGTGGAGAGAATGTTAGCAAGTTCTGCTTCAGCGTTCAGACCGTGGATTGCCTTGAGGTCCTGTGCGAGTTCTAAGGAGTACTCGGCTTTCAGTGCTCTAGACTTTGCAGTAACGGTGACTTTCTCAATCGAGAATGCCATCTGGTTGAACGCATTACCTGCGCTACCATCCAGACCTTCTGCGTCATCGGTACGCATACCCTGACCGACATCATATGCGGTAGAGGTTGCAGAACCAACTGGGTTCAGGATCGAAGGGTTAGAACCAGACTGGCTGGTAGTACCCATACCAGCGGTAACATCGGAGAAACCGTTGGTGAGGTCGTTACCTGCATCCTGACCAGAGAATGCGGAATCGGGCTCGTTGAAGAATGCTTCGGTGCCGCTCTGGTTGGTGTAACGGGAACGCATCGCGAAGATGAGTCCAGTAGGACCAGACATTGGCTGAACGCCTGCGAGGTCATATGCGACCAAGTTAGGCATAGAGCGTCTGATCAGAGAAATCAGAACGGGGTCGAAACCTGCGGTAGGACCTGCAGCAGCAGAGGATCCAGTGAAACCACCATCACCAACAGCGTTGGTAGGTGCTTCGTTAAGCATTCCGCTTTCAGAGAAAGCAGACTGCTCACGCATGAATTTTTCTTGGTTTTCGAGCAGGACAGCGGTGACGGCTCTTCTATGAGGATCAGAGATCTTGTCGCAACCTTCATGGTTGAGAAGAGGTGCCCACTTTTCCTGCAACTGTTCGGATTGGAACATTTGCTTTACCTATTAAAAGTGTTTACGGTTTTGTTTGAATTATATTAAATTCAATTATTTGCTAAAGGAACCCAGGGTTCTGAGGTATGCATCCATAGAACCAGTATACGATTCTGCGGCAACATCTACACCTTCAGAGAGGGTTTCAGTTTTAGCAGAGGAAGACTGTGGCTTAGAAGAGAAATATGACTCTCTAAGTGTCTCCAGCTTTTCACGATATTCTTCTTCACTTTCAAACTCAACACTTTCGGAAAGTGAGGCGAGTTTCTCCTTTTGAGTCTGTGCAAGACCTTCGGATACTTGAGTAAGAATTGAATCTGCAGAAGACTCAGCGAGTCTCTTATTCAGACCAATGTTCTTCTCAATCTGCTCATTGAGTTTTGTCTCCATATCATCAAGTTTTTCTACCATGCTCTCAAGCACATCATATTTGTCTTCAGGAATAGTTACATAATGTTCTTCAAAAAGTGACTTCATTCCGCCAAGGAACGATTCAGTCATTTCAGTCTTAAGACCTTGCTCGATGGCGAGTTCGTTTTCGTTAACCCACTCATCTGCAACGTACTCAAGGTAAGAATCAACTCTTTCCTTGAGTTCTTCGGTTGCTTCGACCAGACGGTCAGCCAGTTGTTCTTGATACTGTGCTTCCAGTGCTTCTTTGACTTCAGCAACCTTAGTATTGATTGCTGCTTCAAAGATGGTCTTTGCTTTTGCTTTGAAGTCTTCGGAGAGATCTTCGCCGCCAAGCAGAGCGTTGACATCTTCTTCGATGTCGTACTCAGCAACGGTTTCGGTCTCTTCTTCTGCTACTACTTCTTCAGTAGCAACTTCTTCTTCCTCGATTACTTCTTCAGTATCGAGTTGCTCTTCTTCTTTCATGCCCTTCATTGGTTCTGCTGCTTTAGCGCCCTTGTTTACTACGTCCTTAACTTGCTTAAGGGTTCCACCAGGTGTCTTCAGCTTTGCTGAATCATCATCGGGCTTATAGTTCTCGGGGGTAGGACCGCCGAGATCTTCGTAGGAACCTGCGACTGAAGTATCCATTGCGTCTGCTGGCTTTGCGCCTGCATTAACAGCAGTTTTGGATTGCTTTGTGCCTGCTTCCATTTCTTGTAAATTGCTATCACGCGACATTTTGACTCTCCGTGTAACCTCTGAATTAATCTATATTTATTTATTAAATTATAATTTTGAAAGAAACTTATTAAATAAGTCTAACTTATGCTCATCAAGTGCTTTCTGATCAACAAGTGTGTTGATTTCCTTGTATGTTTTTGCTGCAAACTTTTCACGAAGAATGCCACCATCCCAGACCCACTCTTTTCCTTCCATAATGCCTTCAACAAAAGCATCAGGAGCAGAAGGATCAGCAACGATATCAGCAGCAGTTGCAAGCATGAAGTCATCACTTACAACATTAACTCCCTCACGAGTCATCTTGAGTGAACCAATACCACGAGAAGAAACACCAAGTTTTACTCCCTCTTCAATCAAAGAAGAAGCAATCTTACCCATGGGGGTATTTAAAATCTTTGCTTTTCCGATAAAGTTATCACCACTCTCTCTAAGAGAGACAATTTTATGAGAAACTCTATCTAAATTAACGGTAGGACCATCGGGGTGTCCCAACTCACCAAGTGCTCTTCCTGCTTGAACGTGATTTTCGTTGTAGCGAGAAACTTCCTTGCGGAGAGTTTCCATGGGATACATGCGACCATTACGGTTTTTGATGTTACCCTGAAGGAAAACTCCTTCAATATACATGGATTTCTTGCCGTTCTTTTGTTCGACAAGAAATTCTACTGATTCGATTTCTTCTCTGATAAGTTTCATCAGGCTGCTCCGCTAATTTGTACTTGTTGTGTATAAAGTGCTCCAGTACCCTGATCTGTGATTGCTGCAACTTTTACAGAATTTCTCAATGATGCATCAGGATCGTTAAATGCAGTTGCAATACCTGATGTATCTGTTCCAACTGTAATTCTAGTTGAGAAATATCCATCAACTCCCGCACTAGTAGAAACTGCTGTTACAGGTTGATGAGTAAAATCATAATAATCTTGTGCTCCATTATCAGAGGTCACTAAAGAAACATAATCTCCAACAACAAATGGAGATGCTTGACCCTCAGGGAAGTGAATAAAAGTAGTTGTTCCAGTTGTAACACCAACAACTCTTGCAGATCCGTTATTGATTGCAATAGTTGCGGTAGTTCCCGCTGGTACAGCATAATCATTCACAGTTGCAGTCGGTTCAGTTCCAATTGCAACAAAGGCATTGCTGTCAGTAGCAAAAAGTCTCAGTGCCTGCGACTTTGCAATAAAGGCAGAAGATTTTGCTGTAGTTGTTGACGTAGAAAACGAGACGCCAGACCCGACTGGTCTATGAGTCATTATTCTTATGATACATTTATTACTTATTTATTATTCTTCTTCTTCCGAAGAATCTTGTTCGTCATCGTTGAACATATCTGCAGCAATGACTGGTTTGATCATGTCAATTCTTTCTGCGGATTTTGCAAAAAGAATCTCTTTGATCTTGTCAGTTACTTGAGAAGGACTCTCATCAGCAACAATCATATCCATTAATTCGTCCATTAGTTTAAATTGATAATTTGTTTTTATTTATTAGATTTCTCCACCTTCTGGTGGTTCAACTGAAGTTTCGTCAATTTCTGGTTCAACCACAGGTTTTCCTAGGTCCATTGGTGCTGCAGATACAACTTCTCCAGTTGCTGGATCAACTTGCATATCTGCTGGATCAGGAATTACGCCTGCTTTAATTTCCTTTTCAATCAGTTCATCCTGCTCAATAATTTCTTGGTCAGTTTGACGGAGAACCTTACGACGCAGATAATCTTGAGAGAAATATTTGCCAACATATGGTTCTGCCTGCTGAACCATACTCAGTCTTTCATTCAGAAGTTCTGCTTCCTTGAGTTCTGCAAAGTGGTTATCATACATGAAGTCATATTGAATATGCTCACTCATCATCTCCCAGTCTTCGGGAGTGATAACATTCTTAAGAATGAGTTGAGTTTTCAGCATATCATTGAACATTGCAGAGAATCTCTTTCTCAAACGTCCAACAAACTTACTAAATTTAACCTCATCTCTCAGAATTTCAGAAGAACGACCAAGGTTGAAACCACCTTCTCCACCAATACGTGAAGTGGGTACATTCAGAGAACGATAAAGTTTTTCTTGGAAATACTTAATATCAGTAATTTCTCCAAGGTTCTGACCACCAGGAAGTGTAGAAATTTCAGTTCCTCTACCACCTTCTCTTCTGGGGAGCCAGAAATCCTCAAGCATACTCATATGCTTTTTGTCATCACGCATCTCACCAGTTGCAGAATCATACACGAGTTTGTTACGATAACGCATCATAACATCACGCAGATATTGTTCTGCTTTTTGCTTAGGAAGATTGCCAACGTCAATGTAGAAAATACGACGTTCTGGTGCTCTACTTAAACGGTAGATAACCAGAGAATCTTCAATCATTCTCAACTGGTTGAGAGACTTGATTGCTTTGTGAAGATATGAAAGAGTCGAACCTTTA